CGTATATATATAATAAAAATACAGGGCATTATGAAACAGTGCCCTGTAAAAAGTGTACATATTGCGTTAATGTTGAAGCAAGTAAACAATCTCGACGAGTTCGTGAAGAAATAAAACAACATTTGTATAGTGTTATGTTTACGCTTACCTATGATAATGAATATATACCACGAATGGAAGCATTTGCAGGAAAACACGGAGAAATGCAAATCCGACCAATAGGACGTACAAAAGAACTTCATAACTGTTGCCCTTTTAATTCTAAAGATTTTAACGGAGAATATCGTTTTAACGATGATACTCGTATTCCTTGGATTGAAAAAAACAAAATAGTTTGGAAGAATAACATACAATTTGCAACAGTTAGCAAAAAAGATATACAGAATTTTCTCAAAAGATTGAGAAAAAAAATAGATAACTTAAATATTCCACAAAATGAAAAAAAAATACGCTACTACATTGCAAGCGAATACGGACCTACGACACTCCGTCCGCATTACCACGGTATCCTATTCATCGATTCCCCCGAAGTCCTCGCTAAAATTAAAGATTTCATCGTTGATTCGTGGGGACTTTGGGTCAAGAAAAAAGGCACTTTTAATAAGTATGAGTTTAAACCATTTGCGGATACTTTTCTTACCTCAGACAACATTAACATCTGTAACCCAAATACAGCATTCTATATTGCAGAATATGTTGCAGGCAATTTGGGTTTACCAGCGGTGTTACGAGAACGTTGTACACGCCCGTTCCACTTACAAAGTAAAAACCCTGTTATTGGTGAATTCAAAAATAGCAAGGAAGAAGTTTTCGCATCTATCGACCTCGGAATGCTTAGAAAACCTACAACATTTACTAAAAAAGATGGAACTCAAAAAACAGTTAATTTACTTATATCCAAAGATACACTATCTACCGTCTTCCGCAAATGTTATAGATATCGTAACCTATCTGCTGATTCAAAATATCACACTTATAACTTCTATTCTAAACACATCGGAGAATGGAAAGAGTACATTAACGTTAAACTTATAGAATATGCTCTTACGAATAATATTAGATTTAATAGAATTAATTTGTCTAATTATCTTAGACGTTTTCGTGAAGATAGTTTCAGGAATTGGTGTATTAATTACAAAGCTGATGAGTATTTTCAACTTGAAATGGATAACGACACGAATTGGTATAGTAGTAAAAAGTGTTATGAATGCTCTAAAGATATTGACCTTCGGAGATATTGTAACTTTTCTGATTTTACTTCTGTGTATTTGTTTATGTTTGATAGGTATCTTTATTTATACGAACAAGATAAGCTATCTACCTTTTATAATACATTTAATAACCTGATAGAGGAAATTGGCTATTATTCGGCAGAATTGGAATGCTTTCCACTTCTCCGCCAAGCCATTCCGCATATTAAAAAATTTACAGTTCACGGTTATAATCTAAACTTTGATAGAGAGAATAGAAAAGATATAAATTTACAACCCTATATTAATTATATACAAAGAACTCCATTTAAATATTGGGTAACTCCTTATAACTTTCATGGCTATTTTGACGATGAAAAATTTGATAAAGAGTATAATCCCCGAAAAACATCTTTTTTCGAAAGATACAAGAATGAACAAAAGAAAAAACTTAACATTCGTACGAAAACGAAGAAAGTAAATAATACAACCGTTAATGGAGTTAGAAAAATGGCTTAACCAATTATTAAACAAATATGTATAACTATTTAATTTTAAATTAATTATGTCAACTTCAAAAGTCCCTTTAATTAAACCAAGTAAGGCGACACGCCCCCGTAATGCTTTCGACATTTCACAGCGTCACCTTTTCACTGCTCCCGCAGGTGCTTTGCTCCCTGTATTATCGCTTGACCTCTTACCCCACGACCATGTGGAAATTAATGCAAGTGATTTTATGAGAACTTTACCAATGAACAGTGCCGCATTTATGTCTATGCGAGGCGTTTATGAGTTCTATTTCGTGCCTTACAAACAGTTATGGAGTGGTTTTGACCAGTTTATAACAGGTATGAGCGATTATAAGTCCTCATTTATGTACGCTTTCAAAGGTAAAACTCCTCCCTCTTGCGTTTCTTTCGATGTTCAAAAATTAGTGGATTGGTGCAAAACTAATACCGCTAAAGATATACACGGCTTTGATAAAAATAAAGGTGTTTATCGAATTCTTGATTTACTCGGATATGGTAAATATGCTTCTTCTGCTGGTGTTCCTTACACAAGCCCGACTTCAGGTCCAATGGGTAATTGCACACCTTTTAGAGGTTTAGCGTACCAAAAAATATATAACGATTTTTATCGCAATACAACCTACGAAGAATATCAGCTTGAAAGTTTTAACGTTGATATGTTCTACGGAAGCGGTAAAGTTAAAGAGACTATTCCTAATGAGCCTTGGGATTATGATTGGTTTACATTGAGGTATAGAAATGCACAAAAAGACTTATTAACCAACGTTCGCCCTACTCCTTTATTTTCATTGGATGACTTTAATCCTAAATTCTTTTTAGGTGGAAGTGATATCGTTATGGAAAAAGGAAGACAGATTACAGGAGGAACCCACGAGTATAGGGACTCTGTAGTAATTGTTGGAAATAACCTAAAAGAGAATGGTGTAGACAGTAAGCGAACTATGATTTCTGTTGCAGACATTCGCAATGCCTTTGCTCTTGAGAAACTTGCATCTGTTACAATGCGTGCAGGAAAAACGTACAAGGAGCAAATGGAAGCGCACTTCGGTATATCAGTAGAAGAAGGTAGAGACGGCAGATGTACATATATTGGTGGTTTCGACAGTAATATACAAGTAGGTGATGTAACCCAGTCAAGTGGTACAACAGTAACAGGTACAAAAGATACATCTTTTGGTGGTTATCTTGGACGCACCACAGGAAAAGCAACAGGAAGTGGTAGCGGTCATATTCGATTTGACGCAAAAGAACACGGTATTCTTATGTGTATTTACTCACTTGTTCCTGATGTTCAGTATGATAGCAAGCGTGTAGACCCATTTGTACAGAAGATAGAAAGGGGTGATTTCTTTGTCCCTGAGTTTGAAAACCTTGGAATGCAACCCTTATTTGCTAAAAACATTAGCTATAAGTATAATAATAATGTAGCTAATTCACGCATAAAGAATGTAGGTGCTTTTGGTTGGCAACCCCGATATAGTGAATACAAAACAGCTTTAGATATTAATCACGGTCAATTTGTTCACAACGAACCCTTAAGCTATTGGACAGTTGCCAGAGCACGTGGCGAAAGTATGTCTAATTTTAATATCTCTACGTTCAAAATCAATCCTAAATGGCTTGATGATGTGTTTGCAGTTAATTACAACGGTACAGAATTAACGGACCAAGTTTTTGGAGGTTGTTATTTCAATATTGTAAAGGTTTCCGATATGTCTATTGATGGAATGCCCAAAGTATAAAAAGAAAGGAGTATAAAATGAGTAATTTAAATATCTTTTTCCCTTATATGTCTAACGACGACATAAAAGCAATGGAAGTTCAAACAGAACCTAATAGAGATTTACCTGCACTTAATCGTGAAATTGAGGAAGTTGTAGATACATTATTTCCAATAGATCCTATTACAGGTAATCCAACAAATGCCGTTAATAAACTTTTATCTCCTGCTGTGAGCGCATTAGAAAAAGAGAAGTATGCAAAGATGATGGAAGCAATGCCAACAGATAATAGTAATAGAGGTGTAGATGACGACACCCTTATGGCAACGTTGCCAAGTCGTAGAAATATGACAATGACGGATAACGATAAATTTGCAAATCACATTGCTAATTATACAGATTTTGTAGCTGAAAGTGGAAAAGAAACAACCGCAACTAATACAGGAACTGATACAAATGTATCGGCAGAACCTGGAGCAAGTGCGACAGAATAACAATAGATTGAGTAAGGGAGATAACTCCCCTACTCTTTTATAGTTTAAATTTTAAATTTGTGAGTTATGGAACAACAACAAGGTAACGGTGTAGGTGCTGCTCTCGCAGGTGGTTTATCTTCAGGTGCGTTAGGACTTATTGGAGGTGCTATAAATTCAATCTTTGGAGCAAGAGCGCAAAGAAAAGAAAATGCCCGAAATCGTGCACACCAAGAACTTATGCTAAGAAAGCAACAAGAGTATAACGATAGAGTTAACCAAGAAAATAGAGATTGGACAAATGAGGTTAACGTAAGAAATCGTATAGAAAGCGCAGGATATAACCCTTATCTGTATAATAATAATGCTCAGGCAAGCGCAGTTAATTCTAATAGTGCAGGTGCTGCACCTGTAGAAAATATGCCAAGCGGTTTTGACCCAAGTTTTGGAAATGCGCTACAAAATGCAGGTAATTTGTTTGCTGATAGTATGAACAAAATTAAAGATTTTGAAAAGAATAATTATGA